GCGAAGATCCTCGAGTAGAAGACGCTGGACTGCTTGTCCATGCCGGGAAACGCCTGCGTCACAGGCCCTCCTCGGCCGCCGCCTGGGCGAAGAGAGCAACGAGCTGCGGCTCCTGCTTCATGCGCTCGAGGGCAGCACCCAGCTGCATGACTGCGCCGATCAGCTCGCGCTCCTCGGCCGGTCGGCTCATCACGTTGGCCTTGAAGGCGGGCGAGGCGAGCAGAACCCAGTGCGTGAGCTTCCGCTTCTGGATGAGCGAGCAGAGCTCCTCGATGGTGAGGCGCGCGAAGACGTTGGGCAGGCTGACGCGAAGCTCCTCAGCCAGCAGCTTGAGCTCGGTGAGCCCGTCAAGGAACTGCTTCTCGGGAGAGACCACCGCGTCGTAGGTGCGCAGGTACATGGCGTAGGTGTTGTCGCGAGCCCACAGGGCGGGCTGCACGTTCGTCTCCACCATGAGCTTGATGAAGCCCTCTGGGGTGGGAAGGCGGGTCCGCTCAGCCCACTGCGCGAACTTGATGAAGGGCGAGTAGTGGGCGCTGTCACCAAACTTCTCGATGGACTGGACGGTGTGGCGCTTCAGGCGCATCCACGTGCAGTAGTGCGCATAGGCCGCCTGACCGGTTGGCGAGCGCAGCTCGTCCAGCTTGATCTTGCCCTTGCAGCGGTGGTTCATGAAGGCGCGCTCGAAGGTGAACTCGCGGTTGCAGAAGCTGCAGAGCCACTTCTCACGCTGAGCGGGAAGCTCAGCGCCGCTTCGGCGACTTGCTGCCTGCCTTCTCAGCTCTTCCCGGTCCATCTTTGCCTACCTCCGCCTTCAGCTTCCGCAGCTGCTCGTCATCCCAGCCAAGCTCCTCGGCCATCTCTACGATTGTATCATCTCCGATGGTCGTGTAGGTGGCAGCTTCTTTGGTTGAGACGCCGTAGTACTCCTTGATGACGTCCAGCCGCAGTCGAGCTACCTTCGCACCTGGCGCCTTCAGCCAGCTGTACCGTCCACCCTTGCCGGTGCACGAGGCAGCCAGCAGCTTGAAGAGGAGGCCCTTCTCCTGCCCGAGGGAGAAGGCATAGGGGTTGACGAAGGTATTTAGGCGCACGATCTGAGCCGCGTCGGCCGTACCCGTCAACCAGCGCATGATGACGAAAGGAGCGGCCTCCTTCTTCTGCTCGTCCGTCAGGCGGTCATAGGCCGTCAGGTCGCGCTTCGACAGCTGCGCCAGGAAGCTCCACAGGTCAAGCTGACGCTCAGCCATGATAAATAAAGCTATATACAGAAGGGCTCATATGTTTCTGTCGAACAAATACACGCGCTGGTACATGTCTATTGTATCACGCCCAGACACGACATCAACCTATACAGAACGTCATCATATCGTCCCACGCAGTCTAGGTGGTTCCAACAGCAGGGACAACATTGTTGCCCTTTCAGCTCGTCAACATTTTGTCGCTCATCTGCTTCTCACGAAGATGGTTACTGGTGAAGCGAAGCGCAAGATGTGTTGGGCTCTTCATAGGATGGCGTTCTCAAATAACGGCGAACATGAGAGACGATTTACCTCAAGCGAATACTCGATGGCTCGTCGCATCTTTGCACGGTTCGTTAGCAATACGCAAAAAGGTGTTCCAAAATCTGAATTGGCAAAGCAGCGAATGAAGGAAAGCTCAAAAAGGCGGTGGGATCGTGTTCGCGCTGGGCTTGAAACACACAAGACAACAAAGGGATACACCTATAAGCATAAGAAAAAGCGTAAGGTGACAGGTCCCCTAAGCTTGGAAACTCGAGCTAAGATGGCTGCGGTAAAATGGATGTGGCATCCGAACGAAACACCAAAACGCGTTCGTCCCGAAGACATATCAGAGCATCTCAGCTCTGGTTGGTCTTTCGGAAGAGCTGCGAAAGTTCGACAAACAGGGCAGCCACGTTAATTTCCGGGTCTGATGCGAATGCGTGTTGGAACATGTACTGCGCAATGAGAACAATTGCTGCGTCATACTTACCATCAGCAGAATTCTTGGCGTGAAGCGCCTTCTTGAGCGCACCTCCAGCACCAATCTTTTCTACATTGTCGTACAAAAATTTGAAGACGTCGATCAGCTCCTCCTTGGTGGCGCTGTTGCACACCGTTCTGCGGGCTGCCAAGAAGTCCCCGCTCTCGATGTCAGCGAGCAGGCCGAGCTTCCAGTCAGCCACCTGCTCTGCGCTACCTACCGTCAGCTTGCCTGTCGTGCTGAACTGCTCGAGCAGCGTGATGGTCTTGCGGATGTCTGGGTAGCCGGCTGCCACGACGGCGTCGAGGTCATCGATGGAGAACTCGACGTTCTGCTTCTCAAGGATGTCAGCGCAGCGCAGGGCCACCGCGCCTGCGTCGGGCGACTTGAACTCGAACTCCTGGAAGCGCGAGCGCAGGGCCGGCACCACCTTGTTGATGTAGTTGCAGGTGGCGATGAAGCGGCAGGTGCCGCTGGTGTCCTCGATGAGGGAGCGAAGGAGGGCCTGCGCGTCGTGCGAGAGGTAGTCGAACTCCTCGAGCTGAACGACCTTGTAGTCAGGGCGGCGGTCACCGCGCTCCCACGCCTCCTGCGACTTGCCGATCGGCATCGTCATGGCGAAGGCGCGGACCTTCTCGCGCATGGCGTCGATCTTCTCGTCCGAGCAGTTGATGCGCAGGCGGTCCATCACGTCGATGTCGAGGTCGCGCAGCAGCGCCTTGGACACGGACGTCTTGCCGGTACCGGGCGGGCCGTAGATGAGCAGGTTCGGCAGCTCACCAGTTTCGGCGATGCGAGCGAACTGCTTGGCAGTCCGCTCGTCGGCAAAGATGACGTCCTTCAGGGACAGGGGTCGGTAGATCTCGACCCACGGCTTCTTGGTCATGCAAGCTCCAGTGGTGACATGCTACCATTGTACCACACGGGCACAATGAGATGTCTAAGGATGGCGATTAGGTCAGGCCTTGAAGATGTCAGGGCGTGAGTGCGGCGTCAGCGCGCCGTTGTCGGTAGGGCCACCAACGGTCGTGTTCGCATCTGGCACAACGTCGCGCAGAGAAGACAGCGTGATGATGTCGCGCTCGGCATCTGGATCGCGGAACTTGATGTCGCTTGCGATCACCTCGCTCGGCTCCTCAGCCATGAGCGGCTCCTCAACGACCGGCTCGGGCCGAGGTGCGGGAACCGGTGGCATCGGAGGGATCGTCGTCGGCTCAGGCAGCGCGTCTACCGCGTCCTCCCATTCCTTCGAGCCAATTGGCGCGTTGATTGGGCTATCAAGGTTGTCGACGTACTGCTTCGTCACGGCCTCGCGTGGCGGTGGCGCCAGGTTGGTGATCCTCGGCGGGCCCTCCTCGAAGAGGTCGGCTTCACCAACTCCGGTGTCCTTGTGCAGCTTGCGCTGGTGCAGGAGGAAGTTGCCAGCGATGATGAGGAACACGGCCAGCGGGTCGAACACGAAGATGATCATGAGGATGACGTACTTGACCGCCACCTCGACCGGAACGTCGAAGGCCTTTGCAATGTAGAGGATCGGACCTGCCTTTGCCTCCACGTTGATCTGCTTCACCTGAAGGTCAGGCAGCTGGCGGTCAATCTCGCTCAGCCGCGCGGTCACCTGCTTCTGCTCGTCCTTGAACTGGTTGATCATGCGGATGCGCTGCGTCGCTGAGAACTTCTCAGGCAGCGAGGCGATCTGCTGGTCAATCTGCTCCTTGCGCTTCTGCAGGCGGGCCTGCTCGTCCTTCAGCACGTTCACCTTCAGCGACCCCTCCTGGGTCCCGATGATCGCCTCCTGGAACTTCGCTGACAGGTAGCCAGCCGAGCCAGCGGAGGTGATGGTCATCGTGATGATGGAGGCCACCAGCGCGTAGGCCTTCATCAGCTTGCTGAGGTGCTTCCAGTACGTGTAGAGCAGCGTGACGACGATCAGCTTGCCGATGTCGAGGGCGACTGCCAGCGCGATGATGATCGGGTTCGCACCGAAGAGGGTGCTGAGACCGATCACGGACACGACTGTGCCGAGGCCCTCAATGAGGAACGCGGCGAGGAAGGTGAGTACGATGAAGGTCACAGGAAGGAGCGCGGCTGCTCGTCGCGGTTGATGTTGGATTCGTTGGGATCGGCGAAGTCTATGCAGCGTTCGAACTGCTCCAGGCGAGTGGTGTCGATGAAGCGCTCAGCCTCGTCAGGAGAAAGGTGGCACTCCGGCGTGGCGTACGCGTCAGAGCGAACTGTCTGGAAGATGAAGCGACGGGCGTGAACGCTCCAGCGGAAGAACTTGGCGTAGCCGTTCCAGCCCCAGATGAAACCGATGGAGCTCTTCCGTTCGGACCACGGATAGAAGTTGAAGCCGTTCTGGAGGGCAGTTCCCTCTCTACGCACGTGGAACATCGTCGTCTCCTCAGAACGCCTGTGGTTGGCACTGAGTGACGTCATCTGTCACGGCGAGGATCTTGGAATCGTCGGTCTTCCAGATCTTCTCGTCCTCGAACTTCACGCCTTCCATCCACATCAGGGCCTCGATGAGGATGTAGTCACCGACGGCAAGACCACCGGCCTCGGCGTCCGGACCGAGGGCGACCACCTGGCCCCAGCGGTGCACCTTCTGGGTGGACGTCGTCTGCGGGATGATGATGCCGCTGGCGGTCGACTTCTCGATGAAGGCGCCCTTGGAGCCGGCGGTGTCATCGAGGAACTTGAACATGACGTTGTTACGGAGCGGACGGAGGTTCATTGGTCTCTACTTTCTTGGCAAAGATGGACCGCATGGCAGCGGTAAGCTTGAGGTCGTTGATGGTGCGCTGCTCTTCCTCGGTCAGAAACTTCCACACCTCTGGTGAGATGTAGGCTTCAGCGATTGGAACAGGCAGGCCTTTGCTCCTGCGGATGCAGGGACAGTCGCCCGGTGGGCCCATGCAGGCACATGCACTCATGCTGTCGATTGTATCAAGAAGGAAGAGGCCAGGGCGGCCCCTTCAGGTCACTTGCGCTTGAGCTGGGCGCCCTTGGCGGCAACCCGGCTGGCTGCTGCCGCATCTGTGCTGGCAGCGAGCATGTCGCTCAGCTCCAGGTCAGGGGCGACGTCGGTCTTGACCCCGTCCTTGGCGTCGATGGCAGCCTTGCGCTGCTCGACAACCTTTGGAACCGGGGCGGCAGCCAGCTGCTGCTTGATTGCGAGGAGCTCGAAGTCGATGAGCTCACCGCGTGCGCTCCGAACGATCTTGGCCATGTGGTACTGTCTCCAGGAAGTTCGCCTTTGACGGCGTCCTGTATTTACAGTCTCCCGCGCCAAGAAGCGGAGGTCACTGGAACTCGTGGGTCACGTCGTTCACAGGTTGCTCGAAGTAGTAGACCTTGTAGTCGTCGAACACCCGGCAGAAGTTCTCGTAGTCGTACGAGTACGTCTCGTTGACCGGGTAGCCCAGGACCTGGTCGCAGAGGATGTCGTAGAGGATCTCGGCGGCGTCGTTGTCGTCCTCCTCAGCCGGGATGACGTCCTCGAACAGCTGGCGCATGTCGCGGCTGATGTGCTGGTGCTCGTTCAGCGTGGAGAAGAAGGCGCCCAGCAGGTCCTCGGCGGTGGTGCTTCCGTTGCCGAGGCCCTTGAAGCCGTTGCGCTTGGTGTGGTCGTGGGCGTTGCGACTGCGGAACCGCTCGCACAAGGCGATCAGAAAGGCGCAGTCCTCCTTGGACAGACCCGACCAGATCTTCGTGACGCGGGCGTCCGCGTCATTTTCCCACGTATCGATGTGGAGCTGGTAGCCAGCAGGAATGGTGTGGTCAATCATGGTAGAACTCGTCCATTGGAACGTTGAGCCTGACGCAGTCGACTGAGTGCAGGCCGAGAATGAAGAGGACGTAGGAGGCGCAGCTTGAACCGCGGCCCACTCCCCAGACGGTGCCGGTCTTCTTGAAGGTGTCCAGCACGTAGATGATGGTCTTGACGAAGGTGCCCATGCCCCGGCGCTTGATCTCAGCAAGCTCAGCAACCACTCGATGCAGCGCGACCATGTGCTGTGCCTCACCGTAGCCAGCGCTCTCGATGATCGGCGCAGCCTTGTTGATGACGTAGTCGTCGAGGTCGATGTCGAGGTACTCCTTCGGAAGCTGCCAGCTCATGTCGAGCTTGATGGGATCGCCAGGCGGCAAGAGCTGCTCGTTGGTGTGGAGGTTGAACTGCTCGACTTCCCAGCTGTTGCCCGCGACGCGCACCTCATGGGGCTGGGCGCCGAGCAGGAGAAGCTCAGCGACCATCTCGGGCGAGACGACCGACACTCCGTCGAAGCGGAGCACGCGGTCCTTCAGCTGGGTGTCGAGCGTCTTCACGCTTCAGCCTTCTCCAGGCGGCTCATCGCCTCGTTCAGCAGGCGGTTCGCGTTGGCGAGGCGCTCTTCCTTCGAGGGTTCGGGTGCCGCGTTGACGATGATGTTGCGGCCGGTGATGCGCTCAGCCCGCTGCTCGAGCGTTTCCACCTCCACGCCCAGCGCGTGGCGCGCGTACTTGGCCATCACGGTCGCCGGCGCGTCGGTGTACGGGTCCTCGGGGTAGAACTGGATGGCGCCCCAGCTGCCAGTGGCGAGGAACACCTTGAACGAGGCGATGTGCTCCTCGTTGGTCGGTTCGAAGATCTCGCGACGGACCAGTCGGGCGCGGCGAAGGATGTCGGATGCCATGGTGTGCTCTCAGTGGTTAGAGGAAGGAGGACTTGTAGGGGCCGTCCGGGATGGACATTCCCTTTGAAGCCGGGGCGGGTGCTGGAACGGCATCACCGATCGGTGAGATGCCGGCTTGGGCGAGGAGGGCGCTGATGTCCTCCTCGATGAAGGTGGGCTCGTTCGGGTTGGTCTGAGCCACGATCGGTGGAGCAGCGGGAATTGGCTGCACAACCTCAACCGGGATTGGAGGAACGGGCGGAGCTGGAGGGGCGACGCGCTCGACTGGGATGGGCGGACGAGACGGCTGATCCGGCAGATACGCACGTGGAAGTCCGCTGTGATCAGGAGCGGGACCGAGCTGGTCCACCTGGATGCCCATCGAGCGCAGGAACTCGACGCCGGCGATGTCGCGGTAGACGTTGCGAAACACGACGCGCTTGACCTTGGCCTGGCGGATCAACTTGCTGCACTCGAAGCAGGGCGAGTAGGTCGTGTAGAGCGTGGCACCTTGGGCACCGACGCCGCCGTTCTCGCTGATCTTCATGAGCGCGTTGCTCTCGGCGTGCAGCACCTCGCGCTTGGTGCGCAGCTCGCCGCTGTAGCCGGGTTCGCGGTCACGGTTGCCGTCGAAGTGCCACTCCTCGCACACGTCGTCCTTGGCGCCCGACGGCATGCCGTTGTACCCGTCTGAGATGATCTGCCGGTCCTTGACGATGAGGCAGCCGACCTGCAGGCGGTTGGCCTTCGAGCGCTTCGCCCAGATCTCGGCCATCTGCATGTAGGCCTCGTCCAGGTCGATGCGGTTGGGGTTGATGGTGATAGGTTCCATGGAGCGATTGTATCACGCCTTCGGCACTGAGTACAATCGCTCAGCCAGGTCAGTCGATCAGGCGGCGGACCGAGGAACCAGGACCACCGAGCTTGGTGTGGATGCCGTTGTCCGCGATCCAGGTCACACGGGTCTTGAGGATGACCGGCTCACCGGTCTCCTTCTGCGCCTGCAGCGCCTGCAGCGACTTGTCGGCACCCGTCTTGAACTTGAACTTCCGACCGTCCTTGCCGGTGAAGCGGCAGATCGCGACCGGGTGGGAGCCGCGATCGGTGAAGTTCGGCTCGTCGAGGAACTGGATGTCGTCGAACTTGATGAGGGTCTCGAACTCGCTGCCGACGGCGATCGGGATCAGCGTCTCGCGGATCCGCTGCTGCTCCAGGAACCGATCGTACTGGCGCACGATGCAGTTGAGCTGGTTTGCAGAGAGGTGACCGCGGTGCTGGAGCTGGCTCGCCAGGCTCTCGATGAACTCGCTCTCGTACACGTCGCGCATCACGCCTTCAGCGCGGTACGGGTCCTGCTCCGAGCGGAGCGGCTTGAGGATCTGGGCGATGGCGGCGCGCTGGTGGTCAGTCAGACCAGTCTCGAACGCGGTGCGAGCGGCCTGGCGCTCGGCTTCCCACTGGGCGCGCTGCGCCTCGATGCGGGCCTTTCGATCAGCCTCGCGCTTGGCCTTCTTCTCGGCTTCACGGAGGACCTTCTCTTCGGGGGTAAGACGCTTTGCCATGTTGGTATTCTACACCAACCTGCCGTCTTGTACACAGCTAGATTGTAACTGTTACAGCTTCCAGCGCGGCAGTTCCCCTGGCTGGGGCTTCCACAGCTGGCGCATCTCCATGCCGAGCTGGTACATGATGCGGCTAAAGCTGTTCTTCTCTCGCGTGTTCATGGTGTCGGCGTGCTGCGTCCAGTTGTAACCGAAGATGGGCACGTAGATGCCGCCCTTGGAGAGGGCCGCTGACGTCTTGATGGCCCAGTCGGCTCCGAGGTTTCCGTACCGTCGGTGCAGGTCAAGGGCACGTGGGTCAACTGCATCGCGCCTGATCAGGCACAGGTGGTGAGCAGAGCGGGGATGAACGCACAGGCCCGAGTACGACTTGAAGGAGGGCAGCCTGCGGATGACCTTGCCCTCGATGTCGACGAGGGTCTCGTCGGTCACAACGATACCGGCCTGCGTCTGCTTTGCGACGCTGAGACAGAGCTCAAGGGCTCCAGGTTCCACCGTATCATCGTCATCTACGAACGCGACGTACTCATCGAGCTGGGTAGCATCAAGCCGCGCCTTGCCCCAGTCGTCGGTGCACTCGATGATACGGTGCTTGATCTCAGGTCCGAGCGCCAGCTCTACTGACGCTGCAGACCGCTTGAGGAGCTCAGGGCGGTCGTTGCGGGTGTGCGTAACGACCGTGAGCATCAGGGACCGACGTCGTCGCTGATCTTCTCTACCGTCACCACCATGGTCGCGATGAACTCGGTGGTGGTGTTGACGTAGTTGTAGATGTACAGGATCGGAGCAAACGTAACGCCTGCACCGGCCTGCAGAATGAACTCGTCCGTCCAGTTGAAGGTCGTGGCGGCGTTGGTCAGCGGGAAGCCAGCGAAGCCCTGCAGTTCGAGCATGTTACCTGATGAGCTGCTGCTCGAGTAGCGAACATGGTACGTTGGGTTTCCACCAAACACTGAGCCGGTGGTGTTCAGCTCGAAGCCAAAAGCGGTAAGGTCATCTGGAAGGATGGTCGTTTCACCAGTGACACCGATCGTGCAGTTGACGCGGATGCGGAACACACCACCCTCAAGTGTTACGAGACGATCAGGAAATGTGCCATCAATGTCCACAAATGCAGGCAGAGGCGGGTTGTGGATCGAGTTGATGTTCCATCCGCTGTTGCTAGATCCATTGAACTGCGATGAGGACGGCATGCCAAACGCGTACGTCTGAATGCGAAGACCGCTTCCACCACCGCCAGCTGCATCCTGCCACGTTGGCGTTGAGCCAACGCCATTGGACGTCAGCACCTGACCAGCGGTGCCCGAAGTTCCATTGACGCGCCAATCGCCGTCAGCAGTGATTGCGAGGCGCTCAGCTGCATCGGTTTGGAGGATGACGCTGCCACCTGAGGATGGCGTAGTTGGGTTGATGCCTGCGTTTAGCGTGACGCTGCCGCCCTGCGTTTGACCTTGGCCACCTTCGATGAAGACGTTACCGCCGGTCTGTGCCGCAGCACCTGCCGACAGCGTGATACCGCCGCCAGAAGCGTAGCCGCTACCAGCGGCGATGTTGACCAGGCCGCCGTCAGACGGAGAACCAGTACCGTTGCCAGCAGCGAGTGACAGCGCGCCACCGCTTGCAAGGCCTGCGCCGGCGGTGATGTTGACCTGGCCACCTACGCCGCTGCTGAGCGTTTCACCAGCAGTCAGGTTGATGCTGCCGCCGTCGAACGGGCCAACGACATTGGTAGAGTTGCCTGCTGTCAGGCTGATGCTGCCACCGTTCTGGTTGACAGATACGCCGGCCGTGATGGCAACGCTGCCACCTGGAAGAGCAGTAGCCGTGTCATTGCGACCAGCAACAAGCTCAACGTTCGAGACACCGCCGCCGCTACCAGTCAGGCGCAGGTGTGCAGCACCGGTAGTAGACGAGTTGTTGGCAGTGGTGATGAGAACATCGCCATCTGCAGCATCATCCTGCACCGTGCCAAAGCCACCACCGTCGGTGTTGACCAAGAAGGCGCGCGAGATCGGGTCGTACAGGAAGAAGGCATCGCTTGAAACGCCTGTGTCAGTTCCAAAGACGACTTGGGCTGCCGGTTGCGCGACGCCACCAGCTGCAGTGAGCAGCAGGCTCTCGTTCCAGGTGCCGGTGACGGTAGCGGTAAGGCCGCTACCGATGACGAGCTGCATCGGGTGGTTGACGCTCGACGCGTTGTCGTTCGGGAACTTTTGGATGTCCGTGCCGTTGTAGACTGACTTGATGTGCAGCGGGATGAGCGTCACCGTGCCATTGGTCTGGTCAACCTCAAGATTGGTGAAGGTGACCGCGCCGCCGTTGCTGACTGTGAACGTCCGGTTGCCTTCGCCTGGCAGGCCGTTCGTGACATCGAACGACGACATGGTGCCGCCAACGTTGTCAGCACCTGGCACCCAGTTGGTGCCGTTCCACTTGAGCGTGTCACCAACGGCTGGAGGAGCCGTGGTGGTGTCAACGTCGGTGTGCTGGTCAATCGAGCCGATGGTGAAGATGTTGGCGTCGACGTACTGCTTGGTAGCTGCCTGAAGCGGCAGAACCGGATCACCGCTGAGGGTGAGCGCACCGGTCATCGTGTCGCCGGCCTTCGATACCTTGCCATCAAGGGCCGTCTGCAGGCCAGTGACGTCGCCAATGACGTGCGTGTGGAAGATGGCAGCCTTGCTGTCAAGCGCTGCCTGCAGACCAGTCACCTCAGCGATGACGTGCGTGTGGCCAACGTCTGACTTCAGTGAGAGAGCTGCCGTCAGACCAGAGATGTCGGCCATGACGTGCGTGTGGCCAACGTCGCTCTTGTTGTTGAGCGCAGTCTGCAGGCCAGTCACATCACTGATGGCATGCAGGTGAACCAGCGGTGCCTTGCCATCGAGAGCGGCCTGAAGACCAGTCGTGTCAGCAATGACGTGCGTGTGACCAACGTCGCTCTTGCCGTCGAGAACAGTCTGCAGGTTCGTGATTTCAGCAATGATGTGCGTGTGCGACACAGGCGCAAATGAGGCGCTGCTGTAGCCACTGTCAGCGAGGTTGCCGCTGACGGTGAGCGAAGCGAAGTTGCCAGGTGAGGCTGGCACGATCCTGTCAGTCTTGGTCGCAAGCGATGCAGTAAGAGCGTCAAGCGCGCCTTGCAGGCCAGTCACATCACCGATGATGTGCGTGTGGTTGACGTCAGCCTTCGTGGGTAGAATGCCGTTAATGGTGGCGATGTCAGAGGTAGCGGTGTTGAGCTGAGTGATCTGCGCGGCAGTGGCGTAGCCAGCAGCAGAGGCAGTTGCGGCTGGCATCTCAAGCGTCCAGATACGCTCGCCCATTACGACAGCGGGTGTTGACGTGAGAGGCGATACCCCATTGATCTGAATGTCGTTGACGTCAGCCTGGTAGATCTGCGGCAGCGTTTCAGCGTCGACGTTGAAGACGATGGTGGTGGCGTTCTTCACGAAGCCTACGCGGTATGCCATCAGCGTGTTCGGGCGAACTGGCGTCACCTCACCGTTCTCACCACAGTACACTGGCTTTCCGATATGGGCGCTGAGGTCAAACGGCCACTGGTCCCATGACACCTCACCCACCTGCGTGAGCGTGCCAACCTCATTGACGTCGAGGTCCTCCTGTACGATACCGACAGGGGTCTTGGGCTGTGGAAGCGCTGGGTTGCTCGAGGCAAGACCTACGGTGTCCTCACCAGAGAAGAAGACGATGCTGAACTTCGGAATGTTCTCCGAGGCGCGCACTGGAATGAAGGTGTTCGGCGGAGCAGCGACGACACCTGACGTACCAGCGGTCGTCTTCATGCGGACCGGCGTGGCTGATGTCAGGAACTCGCCCTGTGGGTACAGCTTGACCGGCAGCGGCGATGGGTTTGAAGCGTCAAAGACGAGGTAGCCCGCGTCGCACTCGACGTTGAGACCCACCTGTGAGCCAGCGGTGTAGGGAACGATCTGCGAGGTGTTGCCGTTGTTCACCTGACCGGCGAAAAGGCGAACCTTCTCCTGCCACTTCGAACCGTTCCACACCTTCATCTTGGTGGTGGTGAGGTCGAACCAGTGCTGGTCGAACGACGGGCTGGTAGGTGCTTCAAGCTGGCTGATTGGGATCAGCGTCGTGATACCGCGTGTGACAGCGCCTGAAAGGAGATCGATGTCCCAGTAGAGGTAGGCGGTAACGCCAGGGGTCAGAGGGCCCCATGCAGCCGGGACGTCCACATCGAAGTTGACGAGAACGTTCGTACCGCCGTGCGCGAAGTTGGCAACAGTTGGCGTGGGTGAGACGTCAAAGGCAACGAAGTTGGCCGTACCTGACGGCAGCAGGAAGGTGGGCTGGTTGAGACCGTTCTTCTGGTAGGAGACCAGGCCCTGGCGAAAACCCAGCTTCATGAGTTACTCCTTTGGCTTGACGTTGGCACCGTCATCCACTGCACCTGAAGATGGCGCTGCATCCTTGACCGACTTCTCGCTGTAGCCGTACTTGGCGGCAACGAACTTCGAGTAGCCTTCGATGGCACCGACGTACGTGAGGTACAGACCGAACAGCGCCTCAGTCAGCTGGCCGGTGATGGTCAGCTTGATCATGATCCACGTAGCGGTCATGCCGCCGACGAGCTGAAGCACCTTGGTCAGCGAGACGGCGCGACCGTCCTTGGTCAGCATGTCGGCGAAGTCCAGCTTCTCCGACGACTGAATGCGCCAGAACAGGAAGAGGATGCCGAGGATGAGAAGAATGATCATCACCGACATGAGGTTGATGTCGTAGCCGAAGGCGCTGATCATCATGGCGGGGTTCACGGCTGGAGCTGAAGCTGCGGCTGCGGAAGTCATGGAAGGGATCTCCTTGTTGGTATCGGCCTATTTAGGCCGCACGAGACCCGGGCAAAGAAAAGCCGCCCGTAGGCGGCGCGCTATCTTCATACTAATGCCCTAATCCGCAGCGGCGGCTCTGAGCGGGCGAATGTACTCGTTCGTGAAGATCAGCTTCAGGTGCGCTGGCGGTAGGTTCTTCCAGTCCCAGTCGCCCACATCGTAGGTGAGCGTCATGTGCGGAATGAAGTCAGGGTAGTCGTGGTCGCCACCGGCGCTCGATGAGCTCCTGGTGCCGCGCCTTGATGTCGGGGCTCCAGAGCAGCATGACCAGCGCGTCTGTCTTGTCAGTGCGGTGGCGCATGAGCTGGTAGCCGCTTGAGAGGGCGAGGAACACCCGCTCCTTGACGCTGTCGACCACCACTGGTGCCTTCGAGTAGAGGACTGTGACGTGCAGGTCCTCAAGCTTGACGGGATTGGGAATGCCCATGGCCTCCATCCAGCCCTGGAGGAGGTAGAGCGAGCCTACGTCAGGACGGCACCCAACGTAGGTGCCGGTGGAGAAGTCTTTCGTTTCTTGGCGGCGTTCGATCATGCGAGGTAGGTCTTGAGCTCCTGGAAGCCGCCGATGTGCGATGAGACCTGGGTGCCAGCCTCAGTGGTCCTGAGGAGGCTGATCTGTGGCACGGTGCGGACGCCCGGGAACATGGCGAGGAGCTCATCACGGGAGATGTAGTCGGCTCCTTCGGCCTTGGGTTGGCCGACATCAAGCATGATTTCCCGGTACGGGAGGCCCTTGGACTTGAGGAGGGCCTTGGCTTGATCGCAGAACGGGCAGTTGGGCTTCGAGAAGACGGTGAAGGAAGTCATGTTTCGTCCTAGTTAGATTGTAGCACAGGTTGCCCTGCGCGTGTTGGGAATTCACAGGTTAGAAGGAGGCGCTCCAGCACCTCCATCTTCTGCTCGTCATCCATCGAGCCCCACGCCGCGATCTCGTCAAGAGTGCGGTGGCACCCTGCACAGGTGCCACCCCTCATGGTGCAGATGCCGGTGCAGGGGCTTGGAACCATCAGATCTCGCAGCCGCCAGCGGTGCAGGCCAGGGTCTGAGCGCCCTCGACGTTGTCATCCACCTCGATGATGCTGTCCCAGTTGAGGTCCGATGGGATGCGAGCCAGCAGCTCGTTGTACTCCTTCTCGGTGCACTCCTCGTACGGGGCCTGGCGGTAGGAGCCGCCGTCGTACGGCAGGAACGACACGCCTGACATCTCACTGAAGTGGTTCCACACGAACGCACCAACCTCAGGCCATTCCTTCTCCGACACGGAGATGGTGACCGACGGCTTGTGCTCGCAGTAGTGGCGCTGGTACATCAGCCACAGCTTCAGGTGCTGGATGGCCGTCAGCTGCTCGCGAAGCAGCGCGCCTTCAGGAGCCTTCTTCGCAAACGAGAAGACGGTGGTGCTGTCGGGCTTCATGACGTCCGGCTCAGCAGGAACGCCCTTCTCGATCATGAAGCGGGTCAGCGGGTCCTTGTTGTCGGCGCGCACGCGGCGGATGTAGTACTTGGCGTGACGCGCATGGAGGCCCGAGGCGGTGTCGCAGCGCTGCGACACGGTGCCCGACGGCTTGATGGCGGTGGTGGCCGCGGCCTGAGGAATGCCGAGAACCTCAGCCAGCTCCTTGTTCACCTCGATCGAGTAGTCGCGCAGCGCCTCGAGACGGGCCGGCAGCTCAGGATCGTCCGGGTTGTTGAAGTCGTGGTGGTCGAGGATACCAGTCATCGAGACACCCAGCAGGCGCTCAGCTTCCGTGTTGTCGCGCCAGATCTTGCGCAGGTACGGGAAGTGGGTGAGCGTCGACTGGAACGTGCCGATGATGGTGGCGATGCGCATCTTGCGCTTCAGCGTTTCCATCGTGTCGTCAGCGCGAACGATGATCTCGGTGAGGTTGCAGAACTGGTACGGACGGAGGATGATCTCCGAGCACGGATTGGTGCCGAAGTCCCAGTCCGGGTCGCGGCGGCCGTTGCGCTTGACGACGTTCTTGGCAGCCTCGCGGTTGAAGATGCCGCGCTCACCTGACTTGCTCTCGTAGAGCGACAGCCACTCCTGCATGAACACGCCGACGTCAGGCGTCTCGGTGTAGCAGGCGCTGTTGTTGGCGAGGGCGCGCTGGCCCTGCGTCTCCCACCAGGCACCGCTCTTGGCGTGGCGCATGCGGTCGTCGGAGAGGTTCGACAGCGAGATCATGGCCGAGCGGCGCACGCCACCCACGACCACCACCTCACCGATCTTGCACATGATGTCGTGGCACTCGAGCGAGTTCAGCTTGCGGCCCTGGGCGTTCTTGAAGGTCTTCACGACAAACTTGAACAGCTCGACGAGCGGGCCTGGGCCAGAGGCGCGGCCACCGAACGTCTTCAGGCGGGTGCCAGCCGGACGCACCTTGCTGACGTCCCACTTCGGAGCTTCACCCGAGTAGAGCAGCGCGATGAGCATGCGCAGCGCCTTCGCCCAGCCTTCCTTGCTGTCGTTGACGGCGATGGTAGTCTCACTGTCGTAGATCTTCTCAGGGATCTCAGGCAGCTTGGTGACGAACTGGCGCTCAACGGAGAAGCCGACACCGGTTCCGCAGAGCAGGATGTACATGGCCTCGTCGAAGGCCTTGGGATCGTCGACCGGCAGGTACGAGCAGTTGTAGCCAGCGGTGTTGTCGCGCTGCAGCGCCTTGCCTGCGGTCATCAGCGCGCGCATCGAGGGCATCACCTCGAGGTTGTTGATCGCGTCGAAGATTTCCTTGCGCAGCTCAGGGGCGATGGTGTAGCTGTGCTTGTTCGACAGGTGCTGCTCCATGAAGGAGACGTAGCGCTCAGTCGTCTCAGCCCAGTTCTCACGGCGCCGCTCGTCATCGAGGTAGCGCGCGTAACGGGACTTGGCGATGTAGTCCTCGTAGACGGAATTTGCAGGAAGGGACATGGTTGTTTTCATCCGTTCAGTTGGGTAGGGGGTTTCGGTGATTGAAGATTGATCGCGCCCAAGGGGTTCTGCTTGATGATCAGTTCACGCATGAGGTTGCGCTTGAACTCAGTTTGCTCCATGTCGGTCATGGGAGGTAGTCCCTTAACCTGGCGTCGAGTGGCCTCCTGTCCCATCAGGTAGGACAGAAAGTCGGCTTGATCCTGCATGGAAGCAGAGGTCACTACGCTAAACACACGCGGCGGTGTCATTTCAGAATTGTAACTCATGGCGCGCAAGCTCCAGAGACAACACAGGCTGCAGGGCAGTCTGCGATAGGTTAAGCGAAAGCGGAATCCGGGTTGGTGGTGAAGGCGCGCATCTCATTGATGCGACGCAGCCAACCATTCAAGAAACGAGCCTGTTCAGGCTTGTTCGCAACGATCGCGCGGTAGTAGGCCTCGCGAATGTCGCAGATCGCGTTGCACACCGCGATCGGGTCCATGGCCTTGACAGCGGCCAGCGTAGCTGGACCAATGTCGCCATCGACAGGTTCGGCCTTGACGGCCTGCTGGAGAAACTTTGCCGCGCGTCCTACGCCGTGGTTGACGGCGCCGTCGAAGTGCAGAACGGCGATGCGCGGAGCAATGAGCGTCAGCTCATCGCAGTGGGACGACAGCCAGTAGCGACGGTAGTACACGCGCTTGGCAGCTTCCCAGTCGAGGGCCGTGATGTCGAGGTCGGTGTTGGCGTTCTTGGCCACACCGTACTTCGTCTCCCCACCGCGGTCGAGTGGGTCGTTCACGTAGCCAACGTTGCGACGCTGTTCCTTGGTCTCGATGAGACCTTCCTTGACACCAGGCGTCGCGAGGTTCCAGTGGCCTCCTACTTCGTACAACATCGCGTGATTGACTGCTGCTTCGAACGATGTGGTGTAGTCGGCCATGGTTGTCTCCTTGTTTGTGGAGACTATTTAACGGGCCGCGCGCTTCGTTAGGGCCCGACCACGACAGTGTCGCGTGCGGTGATGTGCTCAGTGACAGTGGCCGGCGAGATCGCACCAACCGCACCCGGCGTGCGCAGATCCACCTCGTTTTCATAGCTGGCTTGCGCGGCGTCAAGGTCGGCCTTCTTGGCAGCGATGACAGCCGGGTTTGGGGCCGACGACACCGAGCCATCTTGGTTGTACGTCTGGCCGCGGGTAACCTGCGCGTCGTTCCACAGCATCTCCTTCTCAAGAACGAGGAGAGCTGCGGCAGCGAGCGGTTGCGTGTTGGTGAGGGACATGTTGGGTCTCCTGTGACAGGTGACCTATTTACGTGAGGATGTCCCCGACGGTCTTGTTGGCGATCCACCGATGGAGATCATGGGGGCCGATGCAGACGCCGTAGAAGACGCTCTTGCCGTGCATCAGCTCAGGACCGGTGGGATGGATCATCGCGCTGCCCTTCGGGACCATCGGGTGGAACACCGACTGCTTCGGGTTGAAGTCGACGATGGTGATGGTGGTAGTGGTGGGCTTGCTGTCGTCTGGCGAGAAGAGCAGGATGTTCTGCTCGAACGTCGCCGTAGCGGTGATGGGAATGCTGTCGATGGAGTACGTCTCCTTGTCGACGGCAAGCACGTGCCACGAGGTAGGCACGTCGATGTCCAGGTTCTGCACGCGAATGCGCACCGTTGGCCCGATCGTCTCCTCGAGGTAGGCGAGCTCCTCGAGCTTGAAGTCGAGCATGTGGCCGCTGAACGACCAGAAGTGGCTGACGCCCAT